CCTCGATGCTCCCGTCGTCGAGGATGACGTATTCCAGCATCTCGTCGAGCGAGTCCATGCTGGGGATCTCCACCTCGCCCTGCGCGATCGCACGGCTCAAGTCCCCCAGCAGCGCACGCTTGGCACGCTTGGTGCTGGTCCACCCCACACGCCGCGTGGCCCGCTCGCTGGTCGTCCCCGTCTGCCGCTGGCGGTAGATCGCGGGGTACTGCGCCCGGTCGAAGTCGTGCTGCAACGCCGCGCCCGGGCCGTTGGTCTCCCACCCCACCAGCGTGGCCCGCTTGCCCCGCCACACCCGGCGCATGGCGTTCGCCACCTCCAGCGCGAGGTCGTACGTCGCGATGTTGGGGTCCACGAACTCCGCCACCACCCGGCGGGCCAGCGCGTCCATGACGCAGACGGCGCTGTTGGCACTGCCCGTGCCGTGCGACGGGTCGATGAAGGCGACGTACTCCGCCGTGCGCGACGGCTCCCCCCACACCCGCCACCGCCCCTGCGGCTCCGGCACCAGCCGATCGCGGCGGACCTCGCACCGTCGCGGCTCCGCCCCGTGCTGGTCACGGTGCGCGGTGACGATGTGCGACGGGAAGAACGCAGCCCCGCTGCCGACGCTCTCCGCGAAGACGTTCTGCGCGAGGTCAACCCGGTCACGGCGGCGCACCTGCTCCGCCAGCCACGGGGTCCACACGAACGGCGACCCGGCGAACCCGGTGACGGACCCGTCGTCGTCGATGCGGTGCTGCGACCCGGCCCCCTTCTCCGGGTGGTCGTGGTACATCAACTCGACTAGCCGTGGCTCGCCCCGCGTGCGTGCCGTGCTGACCAGCCGCGAGTACTCGCTGCCCGCGCCGATGGGCGTGCTGTTGGCGACGCGGCACGACGTGCAGTCGGCTGCGGAGCGCCACGCTGCGGCGGCGTTGTCGAGGGCCGCGAACTCGTCGAAGAGGACGAACGTGCGGCGACCACCGCGCCCGATGTGTTCGGTGCTGGCTTGGCCTGTGATCGTGGCCCCGCTGGTCGGGTGGCGCAGCACCATGTGCTGGCGGAACTGCCCGCCCTTGGCGAGCGCGTCCGGGGCGCAGGGCAGCAGCCACGGCGGCTGCGACTCCAGCAGGTAGTCGAGTTTCCAGAAGAGGCTGTCCGGGTCGCCGCTGCGATCGACGAGATCCTCGACGCGGCTGACCAGCAGCGACTGCCAGCCCCTGAACATCCAGCCCCACACGGCGATGGCGGAGACCAGCCACGACGCGCCCATGTCGCGGCTCTTGCGGATGACCACGTCGCGGCCAGCCTCGATGCCCTCGATCACCTCGCGTGCAGCGCGGCGTTGGCATGGCCACAGCATGAACGGGACGTGGGGCTGGCGCACCGGGCGCTCGCGCCCATCGTCGCCGACCTCTTTGACGCGGAACGTCCACGCGGTGGCATCGCACCACGCGGCGAAGTCTGCGGCGAAGGCGGCCCGCAGGTGTGGCCGCTCGTCCGCCGTCGCCTTCAGAATGCGCTGCCGGAACTGAACAATGGCGAGCGGGTCAGTCACGCCGCTGCCCTGCGGCCAGCGCCCACACGACGGCAAGCGCAACGGCGAAGGCCATGGCCTCGCTCACTCGTCGCCCTCCGGCTTGGCCTCGATGGCGGGCAGCGGGGCAGGCAGCATGGCGGCGCTCCACTCCGCGAGCATCATCGCGCCCCGGCTGGCCTCGCCGTTCTCGATGGCGATCGGGCCGCCGTTGGCACCAGTGTGTTCCACGCTGGACCGCTCGCGGTAGACCGACGGGCGCAGCCCCTTGAGCCGGAACATGAGGATCTGCGCGGCGCTGCTGTTCAACTCTCGCTCGCCGTTTACAACGGCGTCGGCGATGGCCTCCAACCGCCTCGCGGTCAGCGGCTCCAGCGCATCCCACGCGGCGCGGAACTTGGCGTCGTTCGCGTACCACTTGCAGGGCGTGAACTCCGCAACGCCAGCCTCGCGGGCAGCAGCGGTGACACCCAGCGAGGGCAGCGCGGCGAGGAAGGCGAGTTTCCGTCCCTCGATCTCCGCAGCCTCTTCAAGGCTTGGTCCACCCCTCTTCGTTCGTTCGGGCAATCCCATGCTGCGGTGCATTCCACAGCCCCGATTCCCTGATCATCTGTAGCCTCGCAAAAAATCTTCAGAATCTGCCCTCTACCCCCTTGACCGTGCAGTACCGTGCATTACTGTGTGTGCATCGATCACCTGCTGATCGGTTCTCTTTGACAAGTCAACCCTCAAGCCCCACGGTTTGAGCCTGCCGCCCCGGACAGGGGCGCATGGCCTGCACCGTGCAGGATTCACACTCACAACGGAGCCACACATGGAAGCCACCTTCGCCTTGCAATGCGTAATCGCCCTCGCGATCGTCCCGTTCGCCCTAGCAGCCCTGTTCGTCGATTGAGGACCACCATGACCAACCCCAACATGATCACCGTCAAGCCGGAAACCCCCGCCGATTGCTACCGCCGCATGGCGGATGGCATGGATGGCCAGTGGAGTGCTGCCTTCAGCAGCCACCGCGAGGCGCTCGCCTTCGTCCGCCTCGCTGGGGGGACCAGCATGAGCCGCGTCGGCAAGTCGTGGAACTGGATGATGCCCGACGGTGCCACCGCCCGCATCGACGATGACATCGATGACAACCACATCGACTTCACGCCCGCCGTCCGCCCCGCCTGATGCGCGGCTCGTCGCCCTCCGGGGCGACCTGCCCTGCACCGTGCAGGACGCCTCGACACACCTCACACATGGAGACACACATGGCCCTGAAGAAGCCCCGCACCGTTCCCGGCCCCGACGCCGCCTACCTCGCCCGCCTTTCCAAGGCGGCGCTGGTCGATGTCCTGACCGAAGCCCTCCGGCTGGCCGCCGGGGAGTGCGACACCGAACTGACCGCCGAAGCCGTGCGCGAGATTGTGGAGCCGACGCTGCTCCGCCGTGGTGACGCGATACCGGCGATCCACACCCCGTACTGGATTGTCGGCGTGGTCTACACCAACAGCAACGCAACGGGTCACTGGTTCGCGTCCCGCGAGGAGGCGATGGCCGCGATCCCGCCGATCGAGGAATGGGAGACCGACGTGGGCGCGCACGTCATCGCCCACAGCCGGACGGGCAACGAACGCGACGAGCGCCACCACCGATCGATCGCCCGCCCGGGATTCGATGCACAGGCATTGAGTTCGGCCACGGGCGTGAGTTTCCACCTGAACCGCGCCAAGTGACACCTTCCAGCACTGGCCTAGCCGCCCCTACGGGGGCGGCGTGGCCCGGACTGTCCGGGACTCACTCACTCACACATGGAGAGAAACACATGGCAACCCTTCGCGATCGATACATCGCCGCGCTCACCGCACTGTGCGGTGACGGGCAACGCATCCCCCGCAGCGACTTCGTGGCGTTCACCTCGCCGAACGTGACCACGGAGATCACCAGCGGCACCCGCCGCTGGCGCATCCGTGGCACTGGCGGCGTGTGGTTCGTCGGGTCGAAGACCAGCGTCCGGTACACCGTGCAGGTCCGCAAGGCAGACAGCCACGCGGTGACCGAAAGAACGCGGGCTGTGCTGGCCGACATCGGCGCTGCCGTGCTGGCCGGGACGGCGGAAGTCAAGCAGCGCCCGTACCTGCCCGACTCGGCGGATGCGCTGTCCGATGTCACGATCCTGTACCCCCAGCAGCAGTGGCTGTGGGGCTGATTCAACCCTCAACCGGAGACACACACATGGCAACCTACATCACGCACGAATACGTAGAGACCGCGGTCAGCAGACTGAACCGCTGCGGCAACTGGAAGGATGGGGACGATGGATTCTTCGATGTCCACCGCTCCAACGGGCAGTACACGCTGGGCAGGATGGTCACGATGGAGACCTCGCAAGGTCCGCGCCTCCAATGGACCAAGGTCGTTTCGCGTTCGCGCAGGGACATGGTCGCATTCATCGATGCATTCATCGATGGCTACCTCGCGTACGAGTCCGACGAACTCCACGCCCGACACGGCAACCGCTACCCGCGCATCTGACCCAGTACGCGGCTCGGCACCCTTCGGGGTGCCTTGCCCTGCACTGTGCAGGATTCGATTCACACCTACATGGAGAGACACACATGACCGCTCTGCAACTCGCCTCGATGCTCCGAAGCAACCCCATTCCGGCGAACGTCCGCAAGGTGTTCGATGCGAAGTACTACCCCGTGATGTGGGGCGACGATCGCTACAAACTCTACCTGACCGGGATCGATTGCATCACCACCGATGGCGGCACCACATGGACCGACATCGATGGCGACCCCGTGCCGCAGCGCAGCATCACCATCGCGCTGATGGGCGCGAAGATCCTGTTCGTCGGTGGTCCGAACCACGGCGATGTCCTGTACCCGACCAACTAACCCGGAGACACACCCATGACCGACAGCATCCGCCTGATCAAGCGCGAACTCCGCGCCCGCGTGGTCGCCCGCGACGACCAGTACCTGACCCAACTCCTGCGCCGCGCCAACGTGCGCGTCCTGTGCGAGCCGCAGTGCGTGACCGTGCTGGCCGGGATCCCCACGACCCACATGGACCTCGACAGGTGTGGCATCCCTAACCAGTCCACCCGCCGGGTGGAGTGGCACACCGTGGCGATGGCGAGCGATCGCACCCTGCGCGGTGCTGTCCGCAACCTGCTGGACGCGCACCTTGGCGCAGTGCGGCACTGCTCGATGCAGGAACCTCGCTACGAGTTCCACGCTGCGCGAGGTGTGGCATGATCGCCGCGCTCGTCGCCGTGGCGCTCGTTGTTCCGCCCCCGCCGGGGACCGATGTGCGCCGGATCCTCGATGCCATCGAGGCCGTCGAGACTGGAGGCCACCGCAACCCCGACGCGGCAGTCGGGGACGGTGGCAAGGCCCGTGGCCGGTTGCAGATCCACCGATGTGCGTGGGTCGATGCCGTGGCCTACAACCCGGCGCTGGGCCAGCGCGAGTACCTCGATGTCCACGATCGCGAGTACGCGGAGGCGGTGTTCGTGGCCTACGTCAGCAGGTACGCTCCCGACTGGTCGATCGAGACCGTGGCCGGAGTGTGGAACGGCGGCCCGAAGGGCCACCGGAAGAATGCGACCAAGGCGTACCGCGCCAAGGCCCGCCAAGCATGGGAGCGCAGCGATGAATAAGCAACAGGGTCGGGGACGCAACCGACGGCGTCGAGGGAAGGCGCAGTTCCACGCCTACCTGTGCCGGGTCAACGATGACGGATATCCGTGTCAGGATTTCGACGACCGTCCCGGGACGGCCAGCCTGACCTGCCCCCGTGACGTGGCCGACGCCGTCCGGTCCCGCCACCCCGTGGCCGTCCGGCTGCGGGAAGGGCGGATCGCAGCCCACTCCGCCCGGGTTGCATGGGAGGAGGCGGAGTGGCTCGCCAGCATCGACAGGAAGGCGGCTAGGAGGCGCTCCAAGGCGTCCGACGGGGGCAAGTGCTACCTCGGGTCGTCCAAGGCAGCCAAGCCCGCAGAAGCCATCCTAGGCGCTCCCCCCCTTCAACCCCCCCGGGAGGGGGGGTCTGTGACTGTGAATGTGAATGTGAATACCCTCGATTTGCGCCACGGTGACCGGGGCGGTGACCGTAGCGGTCAACGTAGCGGTGACCGTAGCGGTCAACGGTGCGGTGACCGTGCGCAACCAACGTACTACCGATCCCCGGACTACTGGCAAGAACCCGACCTGCCGGGGGTAATCTCTGATCAGGAGGACCGCCTGTGACACCCATCTGTCTGCACCGATCTCCCGACGGCCAGTACTGGGTAGCACACTCCAGCCGTCGAGCATGGGTGGCGGCCTCACGCAGCGAGATCATCCGCATCCTGCACCGTGACCTGATGCGGTTCACCGTCACCGGCGTACTCATGGACCTGCCCAACCGCCATCACGACGGATTCCCCGACGACGGAGACAGGGATCCTGCGACGGGTGCCGTCTACGGCGAACCCCAGTAGTAGAATCACCCAGTCTTTCCATGTGCGGCCCCCCCAGCGCAATGCGCTCGGGGGGCTTTTTCATTTGCCGACCCTTGGCACAGCCAGTAGCCCGAACCACGCAATCGGAAGCAGCACCACCCGCTCGATGTCCGCAGGATCGCCCCGGTCAACCCGGCCACCAAGGCCGACCGTCCATTTGATGGTTTGACCAGCGTCCAATCGCAACCACCCGGCGGCGTCAGACCAGCGGACCAGCAGCACCCCGGCAATGCCACGCTCGATGGCAGCATCGCGCAGACCACGCGCCTTCGCCTCGCTCACCATGTAGGTCGGGTACTCGCGCATCGTGCAGCGCCGAACCTTGACCTCGACGATCGCCACGGCCAGTCCCTCGCGCACCATCTCGTAGTCCCACGGTGCCAACGCTGGCATCTCCACCGGCGTACTGCCAGTCGCAGCAGCCAGCCAGCCGATGGCCTCGGCCTGCGCCTTCCGGTCTGCGGATGTCTCGTACACCGGACGCACGGCCAGTCACTCGGGCGGGTTCACGCACCGGGCCGTGATCGTCACACCGGCGTCCTGACCAGTGCCACGGAAGACAGCCGCCTTGATCTCGACCAGCCGCCGGTCGTCCACCCACCAGCCAGCGTCAGTCAGCCCATCGATGTACGCCTTGCACCGGCTGATCGCATTGTCGCAGTCGGGTGCCTGCGCCCCCTTCGTGCGGTACGCGATCGTCAGGCTGACATCCTTGAATGGCATCGGCGGGGCCACTGTGGACCCCGCCGTGAACGCCAATGCCCTGTCTGCCTTGACGAGTTTGGCTCGCGCAGCCCAGTGGTCTCGTCCGTTACTGCCCTTGCTCCTCGGGAGCGGGAGGGAGATCGAAACAGTTCCTGCCATCGAGAGCCTCCTCCCGAATCCTACCGAACCGCTCGACGATGGCCACGAGATGACGCCTCATTCCCTTGCTGCAAGAACAACTCTTGCTGGCCCTGATCATCGCCGACAGCAACTCGACCAGCGCCTCGTCGAGGGCAGCAGCCACCACGGCGTGGCGAGCCTCGCGATCCTCTGCTGCTGCCCGCTTCGCCTGCTCCTCGCGCAGCAGCACGTCGGGCGGGATCTTGTCCTGCGTCATCGCCGACCTCGCATCCTCCGCAGGGCTGCGGCCAGCATCCGCTTGCCACCCGGCAGGTCGGGATTGATCGGGTACAGCGCCCGGGCCGCCCGTACCTCCTCGTCGGTAGCCGTCGAGATGATCTCGTCGGCCTCGATGTCCAACTCGGCGGCCTCCTCCGCCGTCAGGTCGGTGGACACTACTTGCGATGCGAACTGTGCGCGGACACTGCCCTCGCGCATGACCTCGCCGTACATCTCCAGCACCCGGTGGATCTTCGGCTCCTTGTACTGGCCAGCAGGCTCGCACCGATGCCGCTTGATCACGTCCATCAGGACACGCTGGTTCAGGTCAGCGCATCGCTCCGCAAACAGTCCGGCACTGGCGTCAGTCGCATTCCAGTCCGGCCACAGTTCTCGCATCATCGCGTAGTTCAGGGGATAGGTTCGCACTTCCATGTGTCAGTCTCCTTCCGTGTTGCGTGTCGTCAGTCGTCCGCGTTGGGGTAGATCACGATCGGCGTCTGCTCGCCAAGCCAAGCGCCGACGATGTTGAACTCCACCCATTCGTATGCCTCGGTCTCCGTCATGCCGTGCTTGATGTAGGAAGCCACCAGCATCGCGTGGCTGTACACCAGCACGTCAGGCTTGCTGCACCGCCGTCCGACTCCGACGATGCAGTCGTTCATGCCCTCGATTGCCAGCAGCGTCTCGCTGTCGTCCTCGTCGCCGGCGTCGCGCTCGTCATCGCCAACCTCCATCCTCGCCACCGCAACGTCACGCTCCGCGTCGATGTACTGGTGCAACTTCAGCCGGAGTTCGTCACGATCCTTGTACAGCATGGTGTTCATCGAGCGCAGCCGGGTCAACTGCTCCTTCAGTGCGTCGATCTCGATCACCAGCACCGCGTTGCGGGCAGCCAGTTGGTTCAGTTCGTTCGTGTCGTCGTTCATCGGTGTCCTTTCTCGATCCTGTCTGCAATGTCGTTGAGCCTGACGGCATCGGCCAGCAGGCCACCGTCGATGTTGTAGTCGTTCTGCGCTAGGCAACGCAGGAACTGGGCGTCGGTCATCCCGTCCTGCTTGAAACAGTCCCAGCCGCGATCCTCGGCGCACTCTCGCGGCGGCTGCGTCGATGCGTAGCACACCTCGCGCCTCGCCTCGTCGCGCTCTGCTTTGAGTTTGCCGGCCTCGATCTTCAACTCGTCGCGCTCAAACGTCAGCCGATGAACGCTGGAGTTGAGTACGTTCACCATCTGCTGCGCCGCGTTGCGCTCGTCGATCATGTTGTCGAGTGCCGCCAGTGCCGATTCAAGTTCACTCATCGTCGTCGCTCCTTTCCGGGGTCTCGTCGTCGTACATCTCATGGGCGCAGCCGCCACAGTAGTCCACATCCGACAGCACCTCGCCGATGCGAGCGTGCTGCCACACCTGTCCGCACATCCGGCAGTAGCAGTGCCGGGTAGGCTTGTTGAGTTCGGGCTTGGGTTCGTCCGTCATTGGTCTCTCCTGATTCGCTTGAGTTGCTGGACTGGGTCTTCCACTCGCCGCCTCTGCTCGTTCACTCTACGCGCTGCGGCTGCGCGTCGAGTCGAAACACTCTCCATCCTGACACGTTCCGACTCCAGCCGGGGATGGACCAGCAGGCCGTCGTGATCTTCAAACCGGCAACGCAACACCTTCCACATGGCCTGCGTCAGGTCTCCACATATCCGCTTCGCCGCCTCGTAGTCGTCCGGGATTCCACCGTTCGACCACTGGAAGCACAGCAGCCTGATGTAGCAGCCAACCTCCGCGCTGCTCATCGCCATCGTCGCCGACACAAAATCTTGCGTGTACATGGGGAACCACGGGGCTTTCCTCACACCAGCCTCCAGATGCGGATCTCCCGCGCTCTGGCCGCCGTCCGGTTTGACCGGACGCGCTTGCCGGTGTCCGACCACATCGAGCCTCGGAACACGGCTCCTGCCGCGTTCTCCAGCGCCGATGGGTCGATGCCGTCGTCCTCCATACGCCTCTTGACATCGTCAATGCTGGCCTCCCGGCTTGAGCGGGACTGGGCCACGGCAATCGCCGCGACCCTAGCCCGCTCCAGCAGGTCAGCCCGGGGGATCGAGGCCAGCGCGATCCCTCGATCGCGCCGGCGCTCTCCCTCGGAGAGATCCCACAGGTTGTCAGCCACGCTTGACCTCGACGATCTTCGGGAACTTGCTGCTGGTGTCCACGATGACGCCGATGGTCGAGCGGTTGCGGTGAGCAGCCTTGATCACGTCGAACAGGTCGGTGTCCCAGCAGGTCAGGCGCTGGTCGTCGCCGGTCTTGACGGCGAGGTACGGGCTAGCCGTCTTGCCCTGCGACTGCTTCTCGTCGCAGAACCGGACCTGAATCCAGATCCACTCCCCATGCTGGTCTGCCTCCGCAGCGGGTGCCGCAGCGGGCGCAGGAGCCGGGGCCGGGGCCGGCTTGGGTGCCGGAGGGGTCTGACTGGGGTGCGGCTCCGGCTCACGCTCGGGGGCGCGTGGCTGGAACGTGCGAGCCGGGGCCGACTGGCTGGGGTGAGGCTCGTACCTCGCCTGCTGGCGGGTCGGTGCCACGACTTCCTCGCCGTCGAGGTCGTCCTCCCCAGTGATCGAGACCATGCTCGCCAAAGTGTAGCGACGCAGGTACGAGCAGATCGATCCGAACT